TTGGTGAACTCACAGAACTCCGCTGTGGTTGCTTCTCCGCCTTGCTGCACGTTGATCGCTATGCCGCTCGTTGCGGACGCATAGACAAGCTGCAAGTCGCGAAAGCGCGTCCCGCCGTACGTTCCGTAGTTGCCGGTCACATCGAACAGGTCGCCATTGCCTTGCACGACGAGTTTCGTACCGGCTGACGCACCCTGAATGATGATGCCGCCTATCAACCCGCTAATCGTGATAGCCGACGCCATGTTGTAGGTACCGGCTGGAATGAACACCGTCCCGCCGCCTGCCGTGATAGCGGCCCAAATTGCGGCTTGGAGCGCGGTGGTGTTCTGCGCTGGGGTGTTGGCGACGGCCATCCCGTACGGCGGAGCGACCGCGTTAATAAAGGTCGGGTAGGACGTCAACCCTTCGTTGATGGCGTTCGCGACAGCCGTAAAGTTTGCGTTGACCGCATTGGCATCAGCGACGGTGGCTGGCGTAAAAACGTTGGGGATAATGATGTTAGCCACTAGCGGCGGCCTCCCTGACTAAAGCTGCCTGTGAATCCACTGAGAACCCAAGGCAACTGGTCAGCGACACTCCATAAAGAGTTGTCCCAGGTTGATAAATCCCACACGGCTCCTCCGGTTCCAATTCCGCTTTGCATGCCAAAAGAGAAAGCCTCAGCTTGAATTCCAGGCGCTTGAATCGAAGGGAGTGGGGTGGAACCCCAGGGGGCTTGGTTCCAACTACCGAGGTTCCACACTAAGAAGTTGCCGCTGTTATTTGGAAGCAACGAGAACACGTCGATACGCGATGCAGGCGCGTTCCATGACGAACGCGCCACCGGAGTCGATTGCCAGAAAGCGTTATCCCAAACCGATACGTCCCACAGCGAACCGCTTTGCTGCGTTGCGTACACCGCAGCCGTGAACACCGATTCTTGCGCGTAGTCGGTCTGCACCGTGGCGGTCCCGCCAAACGACACCGGGTAGATAATCTCAGGGTACAGACGGTGCAGCGTCTTGACCGTGCCAGGCTCGCCGACCTTAAAGAACTTCGTTGCGACCCATGCTTGAATGGTTGCGCCGTTATCGTTGTTCGCCGTCGTGTCGTCCCAAAGCGCTCCGTCCCAAGCCGCCACGTTCCACAGAGTGTTATCCTGCCCGACATACGGGTCCCAAGTGTAGACCCGACCGAACGTTCCGCCAACAAGGCAGGCCGAAGGCGACGGGTCCCCAGGCGCGTTAATCAGGGTCGAGCAGGTAATAGGCTCGCCAAGCGACAGCACCGTCCAGCCTTGAATGTTTGTATCGTACACCAGCACCGTATCGAGCACGTTGGCGTTTGCCGATGAGTACGCTATATGGTAGCGGTCGTAGTAGGTGAACGCAAAGAAGTTCTGACGCGACCCTTGCATCGGGTAGCCGGTGACGAACGGGTCGTCCGTAATCCACGGCTGAACCTTAGTTGAAAGGGGAGTTAGTGATTGACTCGTTAGGCTTGTACTTGGAGTAAACTGATATGCGTTATTGTTTCCTAGCAAATACTGAATACCGTTTACGCTCTGCATAGAGTTCCCGCAGGCAACCCCATCGTTATCCATCGGCACATTCTGCTGCGTGTAGTTGGCTGGGCCAGTTCCATAGATGAGTGACAAGCCGTTCGGCAGCCCAACGCACAGCATCGCCTGCGCGCCGCTTCCAACCGAACTCATGCCAACAACCGGCTGCCCGAAATCAAAAATACTGTACCCGGCGATTTTCTCAAACGAATCGCCAGCGACTTGGCCGCTACCCGTGGACATTACCTGAGTTGGGAAGCCTTTAATCCCGCCGAACCACACGACGCCGTTGATAAGTTGGCACCACCGCGCGCCCTTAGCGTTGTCCCAGCCTTGGGGATGGTACAACCTGTACCCGTCGTAAATGAACGGGCCATGCGGGCTGCCGAAAACACCGCTCTCCGCTTCGCCCGTGCATATCACCACAACGTCGGTAATTCCCGACTCGTTGGTAAGCTGGCGCGGATTGGCTTGCGGGTCCGACGCGATCGTAATGCTCCACGGAGCGTCATTACCTTTAGCGCTCAACGTCCCTAGCACAGCCTTTGAGTCGAGGTTATACAGGATGCCACCGCATTGTGCAAGCGTTTCTCTTACCTGAACGTTCTTGCCAGCTACGACGTTTTGCGCGAACCGAAACAACCCGATTACCGGGGCACGAGACGGCAGCGTTTGGTACAGGTTCATTCCGCGGCGCGACTCGAACCCGCCATCCATCCGCAGGTAACCATTGAGCGCCTGCGTCAAGCAATTGTCGGCGACTTCTTGCGGAGCACTCTTTATATCTAAGCCTCCGCTAAAGTCGTAAACACCGAAGTCGAGTTGACCAGCCGTATCGCGGCGCATTTTGCCGTAGCGTTGAAACGGCATTATCCAAGCCACCAGGGAGTGGAGCTATAGGCACCCATGCTTGAAACGTCGGACACTTGCCCTCGTCTCGGGACGGAGCGGCGAGCCATAGACTCTTTGAGCTTCTGAATACGGTCGTCGTACTGCGGGCTGAATATATCTTTGCTCTCATCGCTGCGCTGAACCGTTTCCAGTATGCGGCAAATCGTCCAAAGGATGACGGCCTCTTGCGCCTGCGTATCGAGGTTCGTCGTTGACTGAACGGTGGTATCGGCCCACAGTTGGGGGCGCCCGCGGTAGTAAACATTTAACTGCCCGAGCATACACGGCGGATATAACTGCGCGGTCATTACGCTGTTAGCGTCTTGGTAAATCATGTAATAAGTGGGCGGTCCAGCGCCGACGCCTGGGAAGCCGGAGCACTGCGACATAAATTGTTCCGGCTCTAACTGCCGCATTGGATAAACTATTGCGGTCGAAGGCGCGGGCGTGAGCGGGCCAGTCGAGAACGACATCGAGAAAATATCCTGGATGTCCTCACCGAACGTAATGACCTGCTGCCCGGACGTTACGGGGATGGCAACGTAAAGACGGATACCGCCAAGCTCCGCTTCGACCTGTTCCACGCCCGCGTTTAGGAACGAGAGAACCTGAGAGTCGGTTTGCGCCGTAAATTCATTCGAGCGAAGTCTTGCCATCGCGATTGCTTGCGAAGCATTGTATCCCGTTGGTGTACTCACCGATGCGTCATCCTACGAGACGCTTGGCGGTGATGTTGCTTCTTTTTTCTGCGGCGCTTGTTGTGCATAGCAATAGCGATGGACTGCTTTTGAGCCCGTTTCTTGCCGAACTTCTTCTTGGTGCGAGAGTACGTTTTACCGCCATGCAGTTCGCTAATGGCCGTTCCTACATCCTCACCTGGCGCAAGAGGCATTATTTGGCTTCTTGGTGCTCATCGTTATTCTCGCCGTGCGAGCCTACGCCGTAAGGGTTGCACGGCATCTCGCGAGCGTTGACGGTGCGAATGCCAATCTCGCGACCTCCCTTATCTCCAAGCACGCCGGAGCATTCGATGTCGCCACCGCGCGTCACGTCGTTACCCCAGCCGCGGTCATCGGATGTTAAAGGCCCGCGCGGTCGAACGTCCTCGGGAGGAATCACGAAGCCAAGCGACCGCGCAGGTTTGTTACGGGCCATTACTCGACTTCCGCCAGTTCCATCGCGGACACGAACCGGCCGTCAACGCGAATCGGCGCTTCCTTCGGAATCTCGCGAATAAACTCTACAAACCCAAAAGGGTTCTTTGAGTCGCTCGATACGCCGTCGTCCATGATGCGCCAGGTAGGATTGTGCTTGCGGTTCCAGGTCAACGCGAGCCGCTGCACTTCCTCGCCGCGAACCTTCTCGTCCGGGCGCCCATCGGGAAGCAGGGCGTGCGTCCGTTGGTAGTTGCCGCAGTACAGATCCCACGCGCCTTCGGGGATTTGCTCCACCGGAGGATTGTCCGGGTCGTCCTCGGTCGCCGGCAGAATCACAAAGCGCTGGCCGTCAAAGTTGATCGTGAGCATCGCAGGCTCGACCTTATCCTCATAGATGCTCATATCGCGGCGCGCGGCAGCACGATAGAGGTTCTCGGCGTTTCCGTAGGTCGTGCGGTACTCTTTGCCCTTTGCGCTTTGGTGCGTAAGGGCTTCTTCCGCGCCGCTAACGGTCGAAACGGAGACGATGCACACCCGGCGAGTTTTCTTGCGCGAGTGGTTCACGACATACACGTTGGGGCGCTTCGCGGTGGCGTTGAACGGCGTCTGAAGATTCGCTTCGCCTGCGAGCGTTCCAAGTGGAGCGGAATTGAGCGAGGCGATGATTTCGGCTTCTGGGTTAAAATTACCAATGCGCGCTTTATCCGTAGCGCGTTGAATCTCTGTGATGGTGGGTGCTGACACTGTTCCTCCTTAGACCGTCTCGTAACGTTGAGTGAAGAAGGGCGCCATAGAGACGAACCGGCGCCCTTCCGTTGCTACTGCTGAACTAAAACCCGCCAACCCAAACCGGCGTCAAGGTCGGCGTGCTCGTGCTGGCCGCGAGAACTCCCAGCGAAATCGCCAGGGTGGTTCCTGCGGGCGGCGAGAGAGACGGCGTTGTTACCGCCGCATACGCCACTGCCGCAAGCCCGGTGTCGTTGAAGGCATAGGTCGGAGACGAACCCGGTGTGACCGAGAAGGTTCCGATGGTGCCCAGCGTGCTTGGCGTGCCGGCCGCTGCTGTGCGGTCGATAACGTATGACACCGCGCCCGTAACGGCGCTCCAGGCGATGTGATTGTAGTTGGTGCCCGAGAGCGTAGCGTTTCCGGTAGACACCGTGCCAGTCGTCGATTCCGCCGAGTACACGCCATTTGGCGCAACCGCCGTTATCTTGTAGCTGTACGATGTCGTGCCAGCCGTGCCCGAGGTCGTGACCGTGGGCGCGGACGGTGCCGCCAACCGTTGGAAGAACTGCGTGGCCGACGTGAGCGGCTGAATCGCTAGGCCAGTATCGTTGAAGGTTCCATCGGATGATGGTACTTGCCCGATAACGCCGACCGTTGATGGCGTACCGGCAGACGACGTTCTTACGATGATGTACTGAGAACCGTCTGCTACCGGAGTCCACGAGACTTGGTTGTAGTTCGTGTTCGACAGCGTAGCGTTTCCGCCAGCCGTTGTCCCGGTCGTGATAGTCGAAACCGTTCCATCGGCCCCAACGGCTACAAGGCCGTAGGTGTAGGTCGTGGAACCCGACGTGCCAACCGGCGTAATGGTTGGAGTCGGAGCTGCGCTCGGCGGTTGGAAGGACGTAAGGTTCCCCAGGCCGTCTGCGCAAAGCAGCGTACCGACCGCGATTGCGTTGGTCGTGGCCGTGCAAAGCGCCTGAATCGGCCCGTTGCACACGATCTTCGCTTCGCCGCCAAGCCCAAGACCTTGGGCGACACTGACGATGCCGTAGGCGAGTGGCGGATAGGCGCGACCGTAGAACTGCGATAGCGTCCAGTAACCGCCGCCGTTGTTACTCGTGATACCCGCCGGCAAAGCATAACCGAGCACGACGAGGTTCCCTTGCAGTGCGCCATTGGCGGCCACATACGCGGGCGTTTGGTCGTTTATCATGCGCTCGATGGGTTCTAGCGTTGGTAAGCCGATCATCGGCATGGTCGTGGTTCCCGCTACGGCGTTGCCGCCTGCGCCACCGGGAAGAATGGACGTGAGCGACGACGGGTTACCCGAACTAAAGTTGATGTTCCAGAGATTCAGTAAGGCCATTTTTATTTACCATCCCACAGTTCGTTGTAGCGGCCCTTTTCGAGCGGTGCGCCACCGCCCTCAAACTGCGACCCGGCTTCGGATTGAATCGCCTTGTCGTCGCGCGCATCGCCAATCGGGTAGTCGATGCCCGCGTTCTGCGGGACGTCGAAGCGATCGACGGGATAATCGGGGCCGACGTTCTTTCCCGTGCGAACCTTCGGATTGTGGGGGCGGCTTCTTGGTGCTGACATATTTCCTCCTATAAATTCGAGAGATCATTAACGGCGCCAATCCAACCGTTCAGACGCGGTTCGTCTGAAGCGAACTGGAAGGCGATCACGTAACGACTCGTCTTAGAGAGGACGCCGGGCGTATCGATCCACGGAACGTAGTCGAAGCCCTTAAATCCAAAGTAGTGCATTCGGGTGTGATTCATGTTGAGAAGGTAGTAGTTGTAGCCCAGGTATGTGCTACCACCTGAAACGCTGGTGATGACCGGGAAGTGGTTGTCGCCAACGACTTCCGCACCGAGTAGATGCGGGTTGCCGGTGTACGGGTTCGCCGAATCGCCCGGGCTCACGCGAATCATCGAGTCCATCGTGAAGATGTAGGACGATACAGCTTGCTGGTGACAGAAGATGTGGGTCGGCGCGGCGTCACCGATGACGCAGGCCGTGAACTCGCGCAGCATGTTGGCGCGGGAAAGATCGTTGGTGGCGTTCCCCAGCCCGCTGGTCGCCAGCGAGATGACGTTTCCTTGCCAGTTGGCGAGGCTGTTCGTTCCGGTTCTCGCGATGTTGCCGTACACGTTGTAAAGCTGACCGTTGTCGGACGCCTCGACCACGCCGAAGGCCGGCTGCCCGGTCTGCGAGTTGGCGCCCTTCGTTAGGTTCGTGAGGTCGCCCGCGATGAGGTCGGACAGCGACGCGATACAGGCTTGCACCTGGAGCGTGAGGTTGTCCACACGCATATTCGGGCCGCGCACGAGCCGGAGCGTCTGATAGTCGATAGTGACGGCTGCCTGATACCAGGACCAGGGGAAGGCCGCCACTAAGAGCAGCGACTGCGGGCCGGAAGCCAGCGTGTCGTACTGCCCGAAACTTTGGGCTGTTTGGTTCTTCGCGGTGAGCAAAGGCAACGCAAGGTAGCGCCCCTCTTCCACGCGGTTGGCCGAATCGTAGGCGATCTTCGGGACGCGAGCTGACTGGAAAACGTTGTCCGTCACATACGGAACAAACGCTTCAGCCAGGACTGCGCTCTCCTGATCATACCCGCCGATTGAAGGCCCGGTTTGTACTGCCATTGGCAAAACTCCTAAGCAAAAGACGAGTTATCGTCCTCGATGCTTCGGAGTATCTGGCGCTTCGAGCGAGGCCGGTTGCCCGGGTGTCCCGCGAGCGTTCAGGTCCGCGCCTGAGGGCTGCTAGTGGTTCCGGGTGTCCGCGTGGCTCCGGGGCTTGCGCTTGACCGGGGCGACGGCGGGCCGAATCCGTTACGACCATCTTGGCATACGCTGTCAACCGAAACACAAACGCCCGCAGGAATCAGATTCCGGCGAGCGTAAGTGCGCTGATGATAACGGCAGCTAAATGGTCGTCTCTGGGACCCAGCTTACCGTAACTTCGACCGAATGTCGAGTGTCGCCCGGCGAAGGGGCTTTACGGCCCGCTTGGCTTTTTGCCGTCGAAGACTTCGGGATTGCGTCCAGAGCGTTGAAGCGCGACGGATCCAAATGGTTCTTACTTCCTATCTTCACCGGCAAGCAGTTGGCCGCTCTCGCTTGCTTCGGAGACGGAAAGGCAGAGCGTGCCCAAAGCGGCCCCCCAGGCGTGTATAGTAGGAGATGGAGGAATACTAGGTGCGGATTTTAGTCGCGCTCTCGGATTTAATTTAAGCGGGCAAGCCTATTGGCGGCAGATAATGCCGCTTTCCCGCCTGCCAGAGCACACCGTCCTCTTTACCGACGTTCTCGACCCCGCGTTTTTCCTGAGCGCGGACCTCGTAGTTACGTCGCGCGTCTCAACCCAGCCGATGCTAGACCTTCTGAAAACGCTCAGGGGCGCCGGGAAGCCGACAATTCAGGATTTTGACGACAATTTACACCAGCGCCAGCACAATCCCGAGGCGCGCGGGGTGTACGGAACAGGAAAGTGGGGAACCCGCATCTTCGAGGAGGCCCTCCCTCTACCGACAGTCGTCACCTGCTCGACTCGGCGGCTGGCTGACGAGTACGCGAAGTGGCGGCCGGGAATTGAGGTGGTGGAGAATTTCATCCCTGACCAAGTGTTCGAACGCCTCTCGCCGGCGGAAATCACCGGAGCGCCGAAGCGGCCTGGCGAGATACGGGTCGGCTACGCGGGGTCCTCAACCCACGGCGGCGACCTAGCCCTAGTCGCCCGACCGCTCCGCAAGCTCTGCCAGAAGTACCACGACGTCCGGCTCGTCTTTTTCGGCCAGCCCCCGACTCTCCCAGGAGTAGACCCGGCCCGAATTGAGTACCACCCCTACATCGACCCGGACCCTGGCGAGCAGATGTTCGCCTTCATGGCCCGCTACTTCGATCGGCTACTGTCGATGGAGTTGGACATAGCGATCGCGCCGCTGGTGCCCAATATCTTCAACGCTTCAAAATCCGCGCTTCGGCTTTTAGAGGCTGGGGCGTGCGGTTGGCCGGTCGTCGCGTCGAGCTACGGCCCGTACCGCGAGTATCGGGAGCGCGGTGGGCCCATCTTCACGGCCTACGATGAACGCGAGTGGTTAAGCCTACTCACGGAGCTAGTCAACAATCCTTCGATGAGGCGCGACCTGGCGCAGCGGAACCATAGGTACATTCAAGGGAACCACGCAAGCCAGGTTGGCCTGGCGGCCTGGAGGCGCGTTATCTCGCTGGCGGTTGAAAAGGCGGCCGTTCAGGCGTAGAGTAAAGCGCAGGAGGGATACCGTGCAAGTATTTGAGGGGACGCGAGTTCCTATTAAGGCTTGGGTGGATGGCGTAGAGTTTGAGGACGCCGCCCGAAAGCAGGCCGAAAACCTGGCCTCGATGCCGTTTGTGTATAAGCACGTAGCTATTATGCCGGACGTACATTGGGGCATGGGTGCGACGGTCGGCTCGGTCATCGCCACCACACGAGCCATTATCCCAGCGGCGGTCGGAGTTGACATCGGCTGCGGCATGATTGCCCAGCGAACCTCGCTCGCCGCCTCTGACCTACCGGACAATCTTCACGCGATGCGCTCGGCTATCGAATCCGCGGTTCCTCACGGGCGAACCGACAACGGCGGACGTGAGGACGTTGGGGCGTGGCAGTCCGAACCGCCTTCATCTGTGGTGGATGCGTGGCTATCGCTTGAACCCGGCTTCGCGGCTATCATCGACAAGTACCCGAAGCTGGCCCACCGCCGCGCGCTGGGGCACCTCGGAACCCTTGGCACGGGAAACCACTTCATCGAGATTTGCCTAGACGAGGAGCAGCGCGTTTGGGTAATGCTCCATTCTGGTTCGCGTGGCGTCGGCAACCTCATCGGGCAACACTTTATCTCTTTGGCTAAATCGGAGATGGAACGGTACTTCGTGGACTTGCCGGACCCCGATTTAGCCTACCTCCCGCAAGGCACAGAGTTCTTCAACGATTACATGAGGGCGGTATCTTGGGCTCAAAAGTACGCCTACGCCAACCGTCAGGTAATGCTTGGGTGCGTTATGGATGCCCTGGGAGATTCCATCGGCAAGCCATTTGTGAACGATATGGAGGCGGTTAACTGCCACCACAATTACGTTACTACCGAACGCCACTTCGGCAAAGACGTGATGGTCACGCGAAAGGGAGCGGTCAGCGCTAAGGAAGGTGAACTTGGGATTATCCCTGGCTCAATGGGCGTCAAATCCTTCATCGTTGCAGGAAAGGGAAACCGTGAATCCTTTATGTCTTGCTCACACGGCGCAGGGCGTCGAATGTCTCGAACAGCCGCAAAGAAACGGTTCACACTGGCGGACCACGAAGCGGCGACGCTTGGTGTGGAGTGCCGAAAAGATTCCGAAGTTCTGGACGAAACGCCAGGAGCCTACAAGTCGATCGACGCGGTAATAGATGCCGAACGTGACCTAATCGACGTGGTTCACACTCTCAAACAGGTGGTTTGCGTTAAGGGTTGACACGGGTGGTATTCTGAAATCTTCCCTGAGAGGCCGTGCCAGGTACAGGGCAGTTCCCTAAACGTGCTGGCAATCTGCAAGCTGGGTGACGATGCGCGGAGGAGTCATGACCCCACCGTGGTCAGAGGACAGAATCAGGGTACGGCTTAAGAACGAGGCGACGCTACGCGCCTACTCTCAGGGAAACTCGATGGAATCGCGTACTGCGGATGCATCTTGTTGAAACGGCCGCACAACACAATCGCTTCAAACGCTTGGTCAACCGCCTGCTCGCGGAACAGCGGCACGGGCGAGAAGCGGGCCTTTTCGTACTGCGCCAGCGTCTGATTGAGGCGGCAGAGCAACTCGGCGCGGTC